AAATTTTACAGCGGTGTGGATATCTGGGAACAGGTGATTCCCAAACTTTACACGTCCCGTGACGGGGTTGTAGTACCCCTTGTATTTAAGAAATTGACATCGATGCATTTCACCCATATAAAAAATACAAGATTATATTAGTGAGATAGGATGGGGCTTTCGATAATTATGGGAAATATGTTTTCGGGTAAAACTTCTGAACTAATCAGACGACTTAAGCGTTTAAAGATCATTGGTAAGAAAATATTGGTTGTCAACTCAGCCAAGGACACCCGATCCCCCGATGAAGTTTTGAAGACCCACGACAATGTAAAGTTTGATTGTTTCAAGGTCTACGAGCTTTTCGAACTCATAAACAAGGAGGAGTTTAATAACGCGGACATCATAGCCATCGATGAGGCTCAATTCTTCCCCCGCCTCAAGAAGTTTGTGGAGTGCTGTATGTGTGTAAATAAGGATGTAATCATAGCGGGTCTGGATGGAGATTCATTTCAAAATAAGTTTGGTGAACTCCTGGATTGTATTCCAATAGCGTGTGAGGTCACCAAGTTGTCTGCCCTCTGTATGCGTTGCAAAGATGGAACCCCTGGGCCCTTCACGAAGAGGATTGTAAAGAATCAGGAACTCGAACTCATTGGGGGGAGTGACATGTATATAGCCACCTGTCGTAATCATCTATGAATATCTAAAATGAGGACAACTCGTCTACCTGGTCCAGTCTTTACGAGTTCGTGGTACCTCGCGTGATCGAATATAAAATCGTCGCCGTCCATGTGGACATGCGAGCCACTTTCAGTATACAACGTGCAATCACCATCACTTTGTATAGTGAGATGATACCTCAGGAGTTCATTTGATTCAGCTCGGTGGGGAGCTATAGTCATAGGACCATCTACGACTGCGAACGCGGCGCGCTCGGCGAAGTCGCGTGTGCATGAAATCTGTTTGATTAATCCGTAGAGTATTGGAAAATGTTCAACTTTATAATAGTAGTAGTTCATATTCTCCTCAAACCATGGATCTAAGTCATGGTAATACTCGTGTTTCAGTGATGATGAAACTTTTAGAAACTCTTCGCGTATCTTTTTATAGTGAAGTTTCAGTAATAAAAGTCCGGGGTGAAAGTGGTGAGGCTTGAATATATCTCTCAGTGTGTTTTGCATACCAACCACAGGTCTCCATATATTTGTAAAGTATAACAGATCTATCGGTGCTTTCATGTAGTCACAAAAAACTAAAATGGCGGGTGTAATAATCAGAAGGGGCCACATTATTTTCTCGGTAGATAATAAAAATGCCCGGATACGGCAAGCGTGAATACATGGACCCAACCCCAGAACCCACCGAGGACGTCAAGACTGTTGAGCATCGCTTCAAGATGCCAGCTCTCCCAGCGCTCACCATCGTTCAGTTCCTCCTCATCTCGTTCATCGCGTACCACGCGTGGACTACCCGCAAGATGAAGAGCCCCGTTTTGGGCACTGCTATTGTTGCCTACGGTCTCTTCCACCTCTATGACCACCTTTACCGTGTGAAGCGTGGCCCAGAGAACCTTTTCTTCCTCCCCAAGAAGGAGGCGTACTGTGGCGCGTGCCGAAAATAAATCCCTGTAAAATATAAGTATGCGCGTCAAGGTTATTCGTAGCCCGAACCCGAGGAAGAAGTTCAGGGCGATATTAGAAGACGGCAGGACTGTTGACTTTGGTGCACGTGGATATTCCGACTACACCAAACACAAGAATCCTTCACGAATGCGTTCCTATGTTCTTCGCCACGGGGGTCAGATACCCAGACGTGTGATGGAGGAAGAGGATCCCCGAAAAATTCAGAAGCTTATGCTCAACGTAACCACCAGTGACAAGGAGGACTGGAAGTTAGGTGGAGTAGATAGTGCTGGTTTTTGGTCTAGGTGGTACCTATGGAGTTATCCTACATTTGGGGGTGTCCGTAGATTTATGAAAAAAAAGTATAACATAACTATAGTATGAGCAGAGGTACAATTATTGCTGTATTAGTTATACTTTTTACATGTTTCTTGTCAATATTTGGATACCTTTTCATCCAGCGATTGAAAAGGGATGCCGACGAAAGGAAACGGATCGAGGACTGGGAAAATAAAGTCAACGGGGATGAGGTATTCTTTTTTACTGAGTGTAAGTACAGGGGATTTATGATAAGTGAGAAGATTACAAATCCCATGAGTTCCATGTATGACCAGGATGATATGACGGGGCCACTGACGTCGATGATTATCCCAAAGGGTGTGGAAGTTAAGGCGTTTACAGATGATAACAATAACATTTCATTTACTTACACCGGTCCTAGGGTATTGAGGTGTATAACTGCACACGACCCGGTCAAATCTGTGCACATAACTCACGTTTAAGAATATCCATCTTTTCAAAAAAGACTACCATAATATCGAGTGTTTTATAATTTTCTACACCAAGGTACTGTTGGAATAGGTCTTCTACACCTTCGAAGAACCCTGTCAGTTTTAACTCATCTTCTTCCTCTTCTGTAAATGATTCCAATTCACAAGTGTAGTGTGACAATATTGTTTGAACTTCAACAACATTTTCACCCTTCCAATTCTCTAGGATGGTTTTCAGGTCGTTCAATCTAAAACGTTTAATAAATGCATCCGTGATACACCTCTTCGATATTATAAGTAAATCTTTACCAGTTTCTCCACCGATGTATTTCCTGAAAATATCTTCAGTGGTTTTAATTCCAAATGGGGTGAATACTATACTATCATCACACTGTCGTCTCACCCTAGAGAACTCATTCATTAGGGATATTACACCGTGAGTAGTTATATCGTCATTTTCCCAATCTCTGGGGAGTTTTCGGAGTTCGCGGAGTTTAAATTTCTTTACTACATGGGGTTCGGTTTTGGGAATACACCCAAATTTAAATAAAAATAATGCGAACAATGGACCTATCATATTACACTCTAAGGCTAATTCTTTATCTCTAAAAACTCTTTGAAAGTTAATACTTTTCCATCTTCAATCATTTTCGCAAGTATATATTCTTCTTTGTTCATATCCTGGTAGGATAAATAGGCTTCACTGTATACACGTTTGATGTATATATCAACGTCGTCCAGGTACAGTAGGAAATTAATTAGTTCACTATCGGGCATACTATATAATTCCGAATCAAACGTAGAACATGAGAATAGATGTCTCGGGGCTTCATATACAATGAACTTTCTTGCTATAATTTCTTCGACATTTCCAAATGGCTGTAAAGCGATTTCATCAGACAGATAAGATGAAGTCATGAGGCATTGTATACCCGAGCTTATCTTAGATAGAAAATCTCTTTTAATTTTGGTGACCATTTTCAGATAAATTTACTTTCGATACCTAAAACTTAGGTGTTTAAAGAATAAATATCAAATTCAAATATGACTGACTTCAAGGACGACCTTCGTGAAACAAATAAACTCATTCGAGAGGTTATTCTCCCACAACTTGTAAAGATTGAAACTGAGCTTATATCCTTACGTAAACATGTATGGCCGTATGTACAGGCGAGAAAGGAGAAGTTTTTACTCAACGACCTTGATGCGAAAAGAGATTTTTTCAAGTACCTTGATGATGAAACTATTATGGAATTATTGAAACTCAAAGCAAAGGTTTCATCTTCAGCCCAGGGTCTACACCAGAGGGAATATGACCTGACTAAAAATTTTTGTTAGTATACTATAAATGCGTGCGGGACTTGTAATTTCATTATTGGTTATATTTTTGGTGTCATCAGGGTTGGTGGCTGTGATGATGTCACAACAGAAGGAGAAGGAGATGGTCGGTCCATCGGTTGTCGAGGCGGAAGTGGAACCAGAAATGGAACCAGAAATGGAACCAGAAGTGGAACCAGAGGCGGAAACAACTTCTCCAACGACTGAAAACTACACCTATATAAAAATGTAGGTATACAATAAATGCTTCCCATATTTATGATACCCGGGGTTTCTGATCTCCTTCCATCTATCCCAGGTATGGATTTACTACCAACTACTTCAGAGATGTATAATGTGAAGACACCCCTACGTCTTTCGACAATTGGTTCCTTTGTTTGTTGTATGTTTATGTTTGTCAATGTGATTCAAAAGTTGGGTCCTCTCCCCAAGGGTCCACCACCAATGATGGCGATGCTCCTAGGTGCATGTGCCTGTTCTGTATTTTCGACGGGACGTATAGGTTTTGATATTAAGAGGCGTCTTGCTCCAGAAAAAAAATAAAAATACTAAAGTAAAAGATGGTTGATCCAGCAACTGCAGCTGCTGCGACAAAAGCTACAATTGAGATCGCTAGCGTGGTATTTGATAGTTCTATCGGTTGTTGCACTGCACCATGGTTTCGGGGCAGTTGTGTGAAGGGTGGCGGAACAGCTTATTGCCATAAATGTGGGTATCATTATTGTCGGTATCACTACCCTGTAAACAATTATGGTCTACAAGGTGGTCATGTTTGTTCATGAGTATAAAGAATTTACTATTATGAATAGTAAATGGTCGGTAAAAATAAAAATGAAGTTTCAAGTCGTCTCACACCTGAGCAGTGTCTACAACAATCAATGGATTCTCGTGTAGATGCGATGAACAAAGCTCTCGGGGGTGAGAGGGTTCGTTACAGGTCTTCGAGAAACCCGGATAGTTTTGTATCCTTTTTAGAGGGTCGTCTAGATATTTGGGATGAAGTGAAGGATAAAACCTTCCATGGTATAAGGATGTATGAGAAGACTAAGGAAATCCTTGAGTCAAAAAGATTTGGGGTTGAATAGAAAATAAAGAAAATTCAGTGTGTATACACTCACGTAAAATTGGTACTTTGATACTACCAATTTTACGAGACCGTTTTGCTTTTCGTTTAGACATTATCTTAATATTCATCTGCGATGATTTCACTTAGGCGTTCCAGTTCCCGTCCTTTCCGTGTCATCTCATTTTGAAGTTCTTCGATTCGTTCTTTCATTATGTTATCCATTTCATTTTCATTTAAGTGTACATTTTCAAATATAACATCATAACACGAGTGGTGAAGTATATCTGTCATTAGAATTTTCCATTCATCGTTTACATTTGATCTGAGACGAACTGTCAGATAATACGAGTGTGTTCCTGGATCTATTTGGAGTGTTGAGGTTGACAAGCGTTCGGGTATCATCAGATTAAGTAAGTTTTTTGGGTGTTGGTAATTTGTTTTGAAATTTAATACACGAATATCGTCTGTAACTTTTTTGAGTAATTTATAACGATGAAGAGCTGGACGTATTACCATTGTTTGGGGTAGTTTATCACTCTGTGTAACATCCATAGTCACTGTATTACCGAATATACCTATCCCACAACCACTAACATTGGTGGCTATACTCTTGACAGTTATTTCAATTTCATATTTTGTAAAGTTTGCGAATATTACGTTTGTTAGGGTTGTTTCCCTCATTTTGGAATATTTATTACGTTTTAGTAGGGTACATCCACCCAAATGTCTCATCGGTGGACCTCTACAAAAGCAAGGGGTTTTATTGAGTTTCTTTTTATTTTTGTAGTAGTCGTGTAAAAATGAACGCAAGGTTGGGTCAATTGGTCTGTACCATTTAAGGTAGTCACTGGGTGCTACCTTCATTTACAATAACTGGGATTTAATTACCGAACGCGACACCCGCCATACCATTCTTGATACGGAGGATATTGTAGTTCACTGCATAAACGCGGTGAAGTTGGTTACCACCCGTGGGTCCGGTGACAGTCAATTTTGCGTTATCGATACGGGAGAAGTTGAGAGTACCAGTGGGTTGCATCTTGCTCAAGTTGAGACAGAATGGCCATGTAAAGGTTGGGAGATCTTCGAGAACGTCGTCTGGGAGATCTGTACTATGCATTTCGGGAACGACGGTGTGATGATAGACATTCGATGTTTCCTCGAAAAGAGCTACACCGTTAATGTAGAGAGAGGATTTTTGAAATGTGAATTCGGTGTCCCAATCATTACCCGCTGCCTGACCAGAAACGAGGTGGAGAGACTTCACTGGATGATTGAAGTAGCTTAAATCCATTTCGGTATCTGTTTTAGAGGATGGTTGATATTGTGTTTGGGTGATGAGAAGTTCGTGTTCGTTATCTGTGAAATACTTACGCTCATCTGTGTCGAGGTAAATGTAGTTACCATAGATTTTGGGGGCAGTCACGGGGTTGAAACCGTCGCGGCACTTGATACGAATCTCTACATCGTGGTACTGGAGACCTACGAGGGGGAGTGCCTTGGTCCAATCTTCACCAAAGAAGAAGGGAATCATGAAGTGTTCACCACCGTGGTTAGATTTAATGGTATTCGTAGTCACAGT